CACCGCCGCGGCACAGCATTGCGTACTCACATAAAAGATTCATTGATTGCTCCTCTCTATCCCTGATACGGGCACTCTTTGCTCCCCCACGGCACCACGCCGCAGGCCAGCAGGTCTTTACGGCGCTCGCACCGCTTCATGTCTTTTCCATCTTTATCGCAAAAAGCGCAGGCGTTTGCTACGTCGCCCATCAGTCTGTCAAAAGCATCCATAGGGCAAAGATAGTAATCTCGCTTCGCCGCCGGGCTGTGCTTTGGCACGCACATCAGCTCCAAGCCGTTTGCCGTGCGGATCAGCCCCTCAACCTGTTCCGGGTTCAATCCGTCCATTACGGATTCCAGTGCCTTACTTGCGTGGTTCTGCATCGCCATAAGGGAACGCCGCGCCTTCTTGCTGTTGCGAAACTCCAAGTCTTTCAGGGTATCCGCGTAGCCGACACACCCGGCCAGCACTACCACGATTTCTTTTACCGCCTTGTTGGCGTAGTCGTTCATCGTTCACACCTCTGCTTTCAATTTCCGGCGCGCCACGTCCAGTGCGCCGAAGTCCTCGCAATTTCGTGCGAATGCCGCCGTATATGCATCACACGCGCTTGCAATACGGATGAATCTGGCTTGCTGCCATTCCTGATCGCTTTCAGGGCTGAACGGCGTTTCTTCGTCCGTATCCAGGCACCCCATACGGTTTGCGGCGTTTTCCGCACATGCGCACACTTCACCGACACGGACGATAATTTCATTAGCCCCGTTTCTGCACCATGCATCCGCAATTCCGCGCGCATATTCGCATAGTTGTTCATTTTTATATTGCGGTTTGCCGGTCAACCCTTCCGCGATCCCAACGATTACAGCAATGGCCAAATCAACGCATACGGCGGTGTATTGATCTTCGTGCTTTTTCCGCACATCTTCCGGAAGTGATTCTGCCTTTGCCTTTCGCGCCATGTTGCGCTGAACATCATCCATCCACATGGTATTCCTCCATCCCCAAGTATTTTTCGATCATGTCCGCGGCGGCGCGCCATCCTATGCATGAGACCGCAGCATATTTCTGTGCGCCAAGTTCACGAATCCACCAGCGTTGATCTTCGGACACGCGGCCACCCGGCGCTTTCAGTTCGATATACAGCCCGTGGAACGTTCCTCGTGGAACCGGAAGGCATAAATCCGGAACACCGCGCTTTACGCCTTTGCGCTTCATCAGCGCACCCTCTGCCGGGCTGCATTTGCGTTCGTTCGCAATGTGATGCAGCAATTTCAATTCCGGGTACTTCTGCCGCACTGCGATAGACCATTCCATTACGGCGATTTGCTCCCTGTCCTCCTGCGTCATGCGCTTTTCGTCCTTCCTCCGCCGATCAGGCGGTTTAATATCATGCTGGCTTGTCCTTTTGTCAGGCTTTCGTAGTCCAGTGCATCATCCTTGCACATCCGCCGCACCAGCTTCACCTGTTTTTCAGATGCAGGCGCGCGCCCCCACCGTTTGATCGCATTGTTGTCCCACAGCTGACGTGCATCAGACGCATAGTTGCACAGCCAGCGGTATGCCATATCCAGCGCTGTTTGCATTGGCACGGTTTCACCGGATGCCGTTCGCGTGCAGCCTAGATCATCCTGCGGTGGGATCACCATCTTGCGGTCAGGCAGGGATAACACAAGCGAACCGTCCGGCATTTTAAACCACGCTACATCATGCGTTACGTATTGCTGTCCCTTCGCCCACAGGTCAACGATTTCAACGTTGCGTATCCAGCTCTCGGGGCAATCTGCTGCGGCCATTGCAATGGCGGGTAAATCGAACAGCATGCCTTGCACATCATTTGCCTTCCTGCCGGGTACGCTGTCCATGTCAATACCCAGCAGTGACGGCGCGGTACAGATGGACGCTTTGCGTGATACCCCGACGCAATCAATCCAGGTTTAGCCGTTCCTTCCCCGGATACAACCGAAGCCCGCGGCCTACCATTTGCGCGTATAATGCTTCGGATTGCGTTGGCCGCGCTATGATTACCGTCTCAACGCGCGGAATATCTGTTCCCTCCGTGAACACCATGCAATTAATCAGGCATGGTATTTGGCCCTCCGTAAACCGTTGCACAATTTCTGCGCGGTTCTTCGTTTCGCCCGTGACAACGACCGAATCCGGAATCTTTGCCGCAATATCATTCGCATGCTTTACACTGACCGCGAAAATCAGCGTTGCACCCGTTGCCAGATCGCGGTATGCTTCTGCGATTGCATCCGCAGTTCCATCCATCGCCTTTTCCAGTTCGCCCGGCGCGTAGTCACCATTGCGTGTGCGAATCCCTGTCAGGTCGTAGCCAATATTTACGCGGCGGCACAGGATGTCAGATAAATACCCGTGTTTAATCCCCCATCGCAAATTACGCGAGAAAACGATTTCGGAAAATACATTGTCCAGCCTTGCCTTGTCGCCACGATTCGGTGTGGCGGTGAATCCAACATGCAGGCGCGGGCGGAAGTGGTCGTAAATCGTCCTGTACGTTCGCGCTGCGGCATGATGCGCTTCGTCTGTGATAATCACATCGAAATCATCCGGCGCATAGCGTTTAATCCGACGCGCGATAGATTGTACCGATGCACTGACCACTTCTGCGCTATGTGGCGCGCTGCTTGCGGCCATTTCTACACCCGTCATACAATCGAAATATTTCAAAGGTTGCCTGACAAGTTCTTCGCGGTGTGACAGAATCAGCATGCGCCCTTTGCGCGGGATGCGGGAAAACGTAACGGTTTTGCCAAGCCCTGTTGCCATGTGCACCAAATAACTGCCGCGCTCTGGGATTGCATTTATGCATTCTTGCTGGTATGGTCTAAGCGTTATCTGCATCGTTTATTGCTCCCTTGTCGATAACATGCCGTGCTATATCCAATGCCATGATTGCTTCTCCGGCTGACATCAGCGATGCCATACCGCCGCACAGGATTGTAATAATCCTGCTCGCTGCCTTTGCAATCGCGTCAAGTTGATACGGATGCATTTTGTATTCTCTGCGCGCCAGTGCGCTTTTAATTTCGTTGTCGTTCATCTGTTTTACCTCCGCATGTGGAACTTGTGGTACTTTGTGGAACTGCAAGTTCCACGCAATTTTTCTAGGCATTTAGCGTGTTTGCGCGTACGTGTGGAACAGTGGAACATTTTGCATGTATTACTATATAGGCAACACACAGTGCAGTGTGTGTGTTCGTAACACACACATATATGTTTTGGTTCCACATGTTCCACAGTTCCACATCAAAACGGCAGGTCTTCCGTCTTGGTGTGCATGCAAACACATTCCGCAAGCACGTTTCCAATTCGTTTTCCGACGGTAAACGCGCGCCCCCTCGTATCGATCAATCCCTTGCGCTTCATCCATCCAAGGAATCCCTTCGGCGAATATCCTTCTGCAGATACTACCCGGTTGAATACACTGCGGATGATATATGCCTTGTCATCCTCAATCAGGCCATATACATCCTGCTGTGAATCCTTGTCCATTCGGTTCGCGTTCTGCGCAACCCAATCGCACATGAACGCGTATGCGCGTTCGTTGATGTCCACGGATGCATTTGTTTGCAGAAATCCGATCATGTCCGCCGGTGTAACCGGCGTGTCGTGATAAAACCAATCGGATATCAGCCTGTCGGCCGTTATGATGATCGATGCAGACAGCGCCTGTTTGTCCGTGGCATCATCTGCGGACAGTGTCGCAAACACAGCGTCATATCCCGATTTTGCATCCCTTATCACATCCGGAGTAAGCCTGTTGATGAATTCACGTCCTGCGTGTCCGTAATTCTGCCGCAGTATCCCGGCAGTGGCGCGGCCGTTTTCAACAATCTTCTGCGTTTCATCGTTGCATTCAATGTCGATGATGCGGTTCAGTGCGCCCGCACCCGCATTGTCCTGCGTCAACGGTGTTTCGCCCGATGTGATGATGCAGTTGCGCCATGTCAGCGTCTGGTCGATGCCCCGTGCACGGTTTCCGCGCAGCCGGCCAACGCCTTCGGCCAGCTTGTACACGCTGAATTTCGTATTACCGCGCTCGTCCCGCGCGAGCTGCAATTCGTCTATGATCATCGGCAGCGAATTCAGGAACCCGGCGTAGAATTCGTACCCAACGCCCGTGCTGTCGAACGTTTTGATATAGCGCCCTATCGAAGGATCCGCCCACACGCTTGCAGCTGCCATCAGCGCCACCGTTTTACCCGTGCCGGATGTCGTGCCCCACAGGTGGATGAAAAACGGAAGCAGGCCGAACGGTTCCACCAGCGCGGACGCAAACGATGCTGCAATCACGATTTTTGCGGCCAATGAATAACTTCGCATCTGTGCCGTGATTTTCACCCATTCTGTAAAATCTCCCTTTGCGCATACAGCGCGGAATGCATCCCGAAACGCTGCGTCACCGTCAAACACCAATCCATCAACGTATGGTGAAAATCCATGGCCCGGTATGTTCCCAAGCCGCCCGACGGACGGCATTTCCGGCAATGCGTCATAGTTCATGTTTTCCACGTCATGCAAGTATCGCACGAGCGCCTTTGCTGTTTCGGATGTGACAGCGATGCCGCTATCCGACAGCGATACAATTTTGTTTGCGCTGGCAATCGTTTGTCTGTCTACTGTAATCCGCCGCCACGCAGCGCCGCGCCTGAATGCAATTTCAAGCTTTTCAACGCCGGAATCCACGTTAATCAACCGCTTCACAGGCATGATCGGGTGCACGCATGCAACTTCCTCGCCTACAGACGTGTTGCGCGTTATGGCGGCATCGTCTGCCTTCCATTGCCCTGTTTCCAGTTCCATCGGTTGCCCTTCAAATTCCGATGTATTGCCGCCGTATGATATGGCGCTCTGGCCTTTCTGCCGGGCTTCATACGCACGGTACATCGCCTTGAATGTCTTGAACCCGTGCGCCGCAGCTTCGGCCGCAGCCCGTTCCAGTGCTACGCGATGCTTGAATGCATCGCCGCGCAGGTCATATATCTCTTTGTACGGCTCGTCGGAAAAGTAGTTAACCGTTTGCGGCGATCCATTCAAATAATCCATCCAGCTCCACCTCAATCCTTTCAAGCCTGCATACCGCCGCGCACCATTCATCCGACAGCGGTATGCCGAATTCCACCTCGCGCAACAGCTTGTGCCGATCGTCGCACAGCGTTCTGTATTCGGCCTGCATTTGCTCCATGCGCCGTTCTGCCGCGCGCCGTGCTGCCGCTATCCTGCGCGCCCGTTCGCGCCCTCTGTAATCAGATTCTGCCAAGGCAAGGCCGCCAATCTCCGCCACGCGCTGTGCGGCAGAATGATTCGGCAGATGATCCATCCGCGCAACGAACTTGATCGCGTCTCCGCCGTTGCCGCACGCAAAACAGTAGTATCCATCTGCATACACCTTCATGCTCGGCCGCTTATCCGCGTGGAAGGGGCATATTGCTTTGCCCCTTTTCACGTCAATCCCATACGCCGCAAGCACGCGCTCCATCGGTACAGCCGCCTTAATCGCGGCATAGTCAATCAGAACGGGCATTCTTCATCCGTAAGCACAGGTGGTGCCGGTGGCCGTTGCGTTGCCCTGGCTTGTCCTGTGCCGGATACCAGCTTGCGCTTTGGGGTTTTCACGCCGTCGCGTATGCGCTGAACGCTGCATGCATACATGGGCTTTGTGGCAACGCCAACTCCGGAACCATCCTGCAACATGAATTCTTCTTCCCGGAACACGATGCCAACCAGTTTGCCGATCAGGCTCCGCTCTGTCCCGTCCCCCCACTGCATCACAAATCCGGGATTGCTTTCCTCGACGGAGGTGATCAGGCCCTTAAACTCCGCCGAGCATTGTTCACGGTTGTGATAGTCCATCACAAAGACGCGATGCGTTCCCGCAGCAGGCCACTTGTCCCGCCCGGTCTGCACGTCATCCTTGTACCTTCGATCGAAGAATCCGGCATATTCGCCCTCGTGCACATCAAACGCAATCGCCAACTGCCAGTATCCG